ATTTTTTTCAGTTCGGACGTCGGTCCGTTCTACAATCTGTACCCCCTTTTGAGAATTGAGGAATACGATGTAATTATCAATGATCTGAATGCTGCCGGGGCAGTCGCAGCCGATACCTGCATTCAGGGGGTAAGCTAAAAATTCCGCTGCATTGGCCGTCTCATTGAAATAATATTCGATTCGGTGCAAGGACCGCTCTTTCAGGGCTACCATCTGGTCATATTGAAAAGCCAGGCCCCGGTTAAAGTCGGCGTCAGAACCAACGTCATTAAAATTGTTAACCGGCCAATTGGCAGGATTTAAAATATCGCACCACCATACCCGGGACGGATAATCCGGATTACCGGTTATAAATATCCGGGTGTCATTCTTGCCGCCGAACAAGGAAGCATAGCGGCACTTCCGTACCTCTGTGGCGTCATTCAGCCCCGCTTTGGCGCAGGTAACCGCTACCGTGTGCACGCCCGGGGCGGTTCCGAAAGTAATTTTTGCGTAATCGTCGCCGGTCGGGAATGTATAGCTCTCCAGCGGCACGGTCACGCCGTCTTTTGCAATCGTTACCGAATCAGCTTCCATAGAAAGCACATATACCGTATCGCCTGCCGTCCCGGCAAACTCTTCAATCCAGGAATCGGTCAGCAGGTTTAATTCTTCTTCCACTACGCCCCCGGTGCCGTCCGGGTTCTTGGCCGTAATCATAGTCGGTACATGCGGGGTGACTGCCGCAAAGGCTGCGCCGTCGTACTGCCAGTAATTTGTACCGTCAAGGTAATACCAAACATCACCCATCACCCAAGCTATACCTTTTGCGTCGGCCAGGCCGGAGCCTATCTCCACAGGCTGGCTGCCGCCGCTCTGGGTATACAGCTTGGCTCCCCAATGCATCAACCTTATGGCGGTGCCGTCGTATTTGACGTAATCCCAAACCCCATGCACAGCCCCGGCGCCTAAAGAAGCATCATATACCTTGGCAACGCCGTCCCTTTTTTTAACGCCCCCGATGCCATCAGAAACCATATTGACGCTGCCGGGTTTGCCGGTACGGTAATTGTAAGGACTCTGGCCGTTTTGTATTTGGCTGTGTTCGTCCCGCAGGTTTAACCCCAAGTCAATACGGGGGATTTCAAACGGGGCGGGCTCTGCGGCCGTGGGCGGGACTTTGAAGGTTACTGCCTTTACCGCCATGCCATCACCATCCTGTCACATTTAAAATCGTCCCCTGCTCCTCGGTTTTATTGCTTATAATTTCGGATTTGCGCGCTTCATAGATGTTTAACAGCGTCATTCCTACAGTCACTCCGTTGGCCCCACCCTCGGAAAGCAGAATATTCCCGGCCACGTAGTACGGAATGACCATAGCTGCATCATCCGAAACCCGGTACGTGCCGTTTATGCGATCAATGCCGTATATTTGGGCGTCGTTGGTTTCTTCCACGTCGGTATAAACAAACAATGTTGGCATGCGCCAGTAATTTACAACAAACTCAGCTGGAGCGTCATAGCGGTTAAACCCTATTCGTTTATTGGGCAGCAGCACATATTTGGCGTAGGGGATGAACTGCCTGACATCCTTCTTTGCCATCACATTGTTTAACTCAAGGCAATCGGACGGCAAGTCATACTCAAAAAACGGCCGGTGTTGCTGGACATCTGCTTCGCTTTCCCAGGCGTAAGGATAAAGAATATAATTCCTAACATGAAAAACATAAGACCCCGTGAATCGGAGTCTTATCATGTTGGTTAATTGAGTTGGATTGATCAATCGTCGATATTCGGTGAACTCTGTCACCGAACCCGGCACCGCGATTGTCTCCAGAGGGGTGTACGTTGTGCTGCCCGCCGTCGCTTCTTCAATGTGCACCGTAGCCGGGCCTATAATCTCAAAATAGCAGGACCTGGCATTAGTAAGCGTGATAGATATGTCCGCCCCGCCGGGCTCAAACGTCTTAATGGCGCTGGTGTCGTATGCCAGGGTGTTTCGCACCGGGGCATTGATAATATGTTTCACCCCAGGGATCCGGGCGGTTGTCTCAGCCAGGTTCTTCATCGCATCGTTGGTAAAATCCTGAATTTTGATATTGACATCGGTGGTGGACTGAATCACGCCGGTCGTGTCGTATTCGTCCAGCAGTTTTAAAGCCCGTTTCTTGGTATCGCCGTAGGTTAAGGCCACGGGGAAGCACCCCCTTTAAATATCGAAATACATCACCGAAACACTGGTTCCGGTCGCGTTGCTTATGACTGACAAATCCCCTTTAACCCGCATCTTGAAAGGCGGCATGATGCCCGCCGGAATTAGAAATCCGTTGGCTGCCGTTGCGGTTTCTTCGGGGTTAATATACAATGGCTGCGCTCCGGTATTCGCTATCACAAACGGCCTGCCTTGCGTTTGAATATTTTGGGCTGTGTTTTTAAGGCTTGCGATCACCGAAACACTTCGCGCTGTTCCGTGGCTCATTTAAGCACCTTCTTTCAATAGTCGCTTTAATTGCTCGTTGCTTAGCCTGCTCCATTCCGGGGGCTTGTCGGGCAGGGATTTGACTAATGCCATCAATTCGGCTCTTTTCAACTCTCCCAAGTTGGAATCTTGATCCTGCTCAGCCGGCACAGGCTCTTTTTGTCTTTCAAGCGTTTGCCAGATGTTATAAAGGAGTTTGTTAGTCTGGCCAACTACCTCAGATTTGTTTATTTTAAACATAAAAGCCTCCCCGTTTTAGCTGCTGGCCACAATTCCAAACGCCTGCAAGGCATCGATAATGCTGCTTATCGCCGCCCGCGCCTCAGTGTCGGCGGTGGTTCCGCCGTCCGGGTCGGAAATCAGCGCGGCCTGGGTGCCGCTGGCGACCACCTCGCCTGCGTCGCTTAGCTTGTTTAATTCGGCGGCGGTGGATGTAATTTCCGTTCCGTTAATATATAAACGTTCAGCATCTATTCCCTTATGATGAGTACAATCAGACATTTTTTAACGCCTCCCTTAAATTGAGGAGGGGGGCTAATTAAAGCCCCCCGGTTAATTTAGAAAGTTGATGCGCCAGACAGGCCCGGCGCAATTGCCAGGATGTGCCGCCAGTTGTTGGGGGCCGCTCCGTAACGCGCCCGGCCCTTGAATATGTTGTTGTCGGTATTCTCGTCAATGTAAGATTTAACCGACAGCGGAATCCTGTCCAGCCAGGGCATGCATTCATAAGCCTCGTTGTACTTGGAATCAACCAGGTAAACCACATCTCCGCCGCTTATTCCGCTCCAATTGGTCAGCAAGGGGCTGATTATGACATTCCACCGGCCAAACTGATAATTGAACGAGTTGTCGGCGGTTCCCGGAATGCCCTCGCAGCCGATCGCATCAAAGACCAATTTTTTGGTTACGGCCTTGTCAGGAATGATAATGGTATCCGGTGAAACCGTCAAAATATTTCCATCATCATCTTTGAAGTAATGCATCTTTTCCTCGCCGTAGCAGAGGGTGTCATAGGAGAACACAGCATTATAAAGGTTGCTCTGATTTGCCGTGCCTCCTGTTTTGGACGGGTGAGCCGTTGAAAATAAGGCTTGCCCGTCGGCTGCGGCAATGTTGAACACCTTATTGTTTTTGCCGAAAGTCATAGTTGTAGCGTTTCCGGCATTGAGGAAGGCCAGGCCAAACAGTTCGCGGGTGCGCCCGTGGCTTCTCATAAAACCATGCGCTTTTCTCTTTACCTTTCCCATTCTCGCGTCTTCGATCATCGTCTGGGTTACAGGAAAGGACAATTTCCATTCATCAGGTTCTACCACTCGGTCGTACCCTTCTTGGAAGCCGCTTTCAGGGTATTTGCCGCCCTCGCCCACCGGCTCAAAATCGCCTAAACTGGTTTCATAGGAATATTTTTCAGCAAAATTGGAGGTCTTGTCCATGCAGAAGATGTACTTCAGTATGGATTGCTTCTGCCAGGCCTCCTCAAGCTCTTCGAGAAACATCTTGATGGGTTCCTGGCTTTTGCCGTAAACGGACTCATTCACTCCGCTCGCTTTGCTAAACAGCATTTTATTGTCACTCTCCCTTCTTTAAGATTTGAAGTAGCCGCGAACCCTTGAAGACGTGGCCGCTCCGTCGGTTGCGGAGATTTCAAATACGCCCTTGGCGGTTGTCGCCGTCGGCTGCAGGGCTCCGGTATTGAGCGTGACTCTTGAGCCGATAACCGTAGAGGCTACTTGCGCGCTGGACATGGCTTCATACTCTACGTCAGAAGATATTCTCTCTACCGGGACAGGCGTGACGCTGGTTGATTCTGCGGCCTGCGTTTTTAGGGCTATAAACATACGGCCGTTTGCATCGTCAGTGTCCAGGCCGCCGCTTGTCAATCTGCCGCTGGACAATTTTAAAACCTGGCCCAAAGTGCAGCCTTCGTTGTCCGTCATTAAGCGGTATTCTATGGGGTTTTGGGAAGTTATTTGGCTCCCAACTCGTTTAAAAGCCATTTTGCTTATCACCTAACCTTTCAATGATTTCTTGTAATGCTCCAGGTATTCCTTATGGGTTTTGCCCGGGTTAAGCTGTTTGTACATTTTCAGTGTTTCCTCGGGGATGGTTACGGTATCAACCTCTGAACGCCCGCCGCTTGGCTTTAGGTGAGCTCTGCCGTTTACCTGGTTCAGCGTCTGCTGTTTCACGGCGGCAGTTGCCTTTTCTTTCAACGCCTGCCGGTTAACGCTTTCATAGGCATCCAGCAGAGAATACCCCAGCCCAAACTTCTGGCAAATCTTTTGCCATGTTTCAGGCCCGACCGATTGCGCCAAATCCTCCACCTTGGCAAACCCGGGATATTCTCCCTTTAATTCATCAAACTCAGTGGCCACCCGCTGCTGAACCGCTCTTTCCGCCTGTTGGACTTGAGCTTGCTGCTGTACCTGCTGCGCCTCAAGCTGCCGCCTTTCTTCGGATTGTTTTATTTGCAGTTCAATCATATTGGCTTTAAATAAAGCTACTTCAGAATTAACCGCCCGGCGTATTTCGGCATCGCCATAACCCTCGGCTTTCATGTCTTCGACCATCTTGCCCATTGCCGCATTGAAATTTTGGATCTGGTTGTTGGTTTGCTGTTGCTGCTGTTGGGCCTGCTGCTCTATAGCTTTATCCCAGCCTGATACAACATCATCAAAGGTTTTGATGCCTTTTTCCCCAAAACGCTTGGCGATTTCATCGTCGCGACGTTTAAGCTCGGCCTGAAGCTTTTCGTTATCCTGCCTCATCTTCTTAAAGGCTTCATTGGCTTCGTGGCTCTGCTCTTTCTTAACCTCTTCCGGAATCTCTTCTTCTCCCTGATCGGCGGTGCCAGGATCGGCTTTTATATCACCGTCGCTTTCGCCTTCGATTTCATCAGAGAATCCATCAATAGGTTTATAGTCATACAGGGCGTCAAGCGGACTGGTTTCAACTGCGCTTTCGGGTGCTGCTGCGCCACCGCCAGCTTCTCCGCCGCCTTCGCCCTCTGCAAACATCTGGAAGTCTATTTGAAAGGCCGTGACCCTTTCCTGCCCGTCATTTACCGGCATGCTTGAACCTCTCTTTCTGCCCTTGCGCCGGGCCGCGAAGTTAAATTATTTCGCCCTCAGGTCTCCGCCTGTGGACTTCTTGGGGCTGTGAGTCTGGCCCAAAGGTTTAGGGGCTTTTACAACGCCCTGGCTTCCTGCGGGCTTTTTGTAACCGGCATTGCCTTTGTTGTCTGCCACTGGCTGTCACCTCCTGTTCGTTATTTGGGTAGATAGTCGTGGGACGGCGAAGTCCACGCATTGCGCCGCATAGGTGTTAGGGCCCGAAACGGGCATGAAAAAACCCCGCAACTTTCTAAAGTCAGAACGGTTCGGGGCTAAGTTACATAAACTGTTCGCCTTTACATTTGGGCGCCGGGGCTCCCTCCCATCTGCGCTTGCTCCGCCTGCTTCATCTGCTCTAATGTCTGCGCCACCACCTGCTGAACATCTGGAGCCAGGCCATCAAAAAGAGCCTGCGCTTGTTCTGGCGGCAGGCTCAACATCTGCTGTATGATTTGCTGTATCTCGGGCGGTATCTGCGGCCCCTGGGGCTGCGGCTGTGGTTGCTCGGGGGGCGGCTGGTTCTTTGCCGCCTCTATTTCTTCCTGCATCTGTTTTTTTATCTCCCCAGCTCCAGGATAATGTAATTGCTCTACGATGCTCCAGAACCGGAGATTGGCCGGCGAAGTCTCAAAAGCCCGTGTTTGTAGGAATTTCTCCGCTTTGTCGAGAATAAACATTTTATCCTTTGGCAATCCTGCCCCGGCGTCCGCGGTGAATATAAAATCTGTGTTGTAGTACCATTCGCCGCTTGAGTCTTGCACTAAAAAGGCGTATTTATTAAATTGCCCGTACTCGCGGGTGCCGTCCTCTTTCTGCCGGACGTACGGCCGGGGCTCATCGCAAAAGGCCAGTTTCATCTCAAACATGATTTCAAACATTTCTTTGAAGGCCGTATATTTATTCGTAACCTTGGATTGAAGCCGTCCCGTCGCCTGTTGTACCTGGATTTCTTTGGCCCTGCCGCTCTGCGCCGTGTTGTCCGGCTGTCCCTGGAAGGAGTTTGTTATCCCCAAAGTGTTTTTGGCTGATTGGTACTGCTCTTGAGCAAAAGAAAGCTCTGCCTGTATGTCGGCGCTTAGGCTTTGTATCCCCAGCATTTGCAGTTGTTCGGCTGTTCCTCTCACAATTTGATATAACTCGTTGGTCAGCGTAAAATTATGCCCGGTTAAAGCCTTAACAATCGCCCCGCCGCGAATGATCTTTTCTTCAACAGAAGAAACCACTTTCTTAATCGCGTCGGCCTGATCTTTTATTACCTCTATATCGCTCTGTCCGCCGAAGGTAAAGTTCTTAGGCACGTTTCGGCGTATGACCACCGGGAACCGTTGCGGGGCAAAATAGGGCACTTCAGTTCCTGCTGGTATAGTTGTGCCGTCGGGCAGCATCACATCTTCGGCCAGTTTTTCAGTTTTTGCAATTTTGCGTTCAAACTTGGTTCCCCCGCACTGGATGCATATGCCGTCCGGGTCTATGGCCCCACCGCACTCGATGCAAACAGTTGGCCGGCGGTAGAAATATTTGGGCGTGTCCTCTAAAATGGTATCATTAGCCCATACAAAGCGGCCCACGTCGCCGTCCTTGTCCCTGTACCAGCAAACCACCTCAGTCACCTTATCCTTTTCGTTGCCGGTGCTGTAGCCGTCACCAGACAGTCTGTTGATTTCGGGGTATTCCTCGCCGTCGTCCGGCACGTCCACCCCATACCGCCGTTTGCAATAGGCCCGGGTGACGCTGGATAGGATGAACAGGTGATCCATCTCCTGCGCCTTCCATATGTTGGACTGCGGCACCAATTGCTTGGGGTGCAATCCGCGTAATATCTGCCGGCCAATGTATAAGGGGTGCTTGAAATCGCTATCCCAATCCACCAGGATAACTGAGTGCCCACACACCGGTGTATTGCGCTCGTTTTCGTCGTTTATTTCATTGATATCAGACTCCATCAGATCGTTTTTAAGGCTGTCCTCAATCATCTGTGCCTGCTCGTCGTAGCCGTCAATCTTGCTCGTTACTGCCGGCTGCGGGATATTGGAATCAACCTGGCTTTCAATGAACTCATAACAGATATTTTGGACGTTATTGGCTTTATTGCGAGTCGCCGGACCGCTGGTTGAGTTTATGTTCGGGTATACTTCATGGGTGCCCAGGTATAGATATTCCAAATCATCGAATTTTGACAAATCCCAGTCATTGAGGGCGTTTGTCAGTTTATCTTGCCATTCTTTCAACTTGGCTGATTCGGCCACGGTTTCACCCCGCTTTTGAAATCGTTCTTTTATTTTCGTGAAGAGGCCCATTTACTCACCCCATTCCCCACTTCTTTAGTAAGTACGCCTGCTGCTCGGGCGTGGCGTTCATGTAATCCTCGCGCAAGTCCTCAGGCAGCCTAGACCAGTCGAGAGGCTTATTGTCGATTTGAATTGTTTTTCGCTGCTGGCCAGCTATATAAC